GGGGTCAAAAACCTGTGGAGGGTTCAGAACTTCCGCTGCTTGGTGATTCCTTGACCTTTCGTGCTCGTTCTTGACGCATGGCTTTACCTTCCCGAGTAGGCGCGATGCCCCTCGGTCGTTCGTTGCGGCGCGATGCTGCTGAGGAGATCCCGACATGGCTAAGGGTGGCGCGCGCAACCGGTCAGGCCCCGCGCCTGACCCGACGTCTGGTCGTTCTGACCGCCGTGGATACAAACTGACCGCTCTCCCGAGCGAGGGCTACACGGGCGAGGCCCCTGACTTCCCCCTGCCCGACTCCACTGACCGCGAGGTCGACGTCTGGGATGGCCTGTGGGCTACTCCGCAGGCGTGCGCATGGTCGATGCAGTCGTGGCGCTGGGGTCAGGTTGCCGACATGGTGCGCCTCCAGGTACGGGCTGAGGACGTCGAGGCTCCGGTGGGCGTGTATTCTGCGCTTCGGCAGTCCCGCGCTGACCTTGGCCTGACGCCGGCTGGCCTCAAGGAGAACGGCTGGGCTATCGCCGCCGACGAGGTGGGCCAGAAGCGCGACGAGCACACCGACGCTGCGCCGGCACGTCAGTCGTCTCGTGATCGTCTCAAGGTTGTTCCCGGTGGCGTCTGAGGATCTCGCCCTTGACTTCAATCCGCTGCACACGCTCGGTTTCTTGGTCACGGATTGGGCCGAGCAGCACTGCAAGGTGCCTGGTGGCGTGTTCGAGGGCGAGCCCCTGACGTTCAACGGTTGGCAGCTCTACTGCACGGCGAATCACTACCGAATCCGCCCGGATGCCGTGGTGAATCCGCGTCGTCTGGTTGCCCCGTTCATGTACCGCCGTTCCGTAGTCGTCGGTCCGCAGAAGTGCGGGAAGTCGCCGTGGGGAGCGGGGATGCTTCTCGCTGAAGGCGTCGGTCCAACCCTGTTCGCAGGCTGGGCTTTGGGAGGGGAGGTCTACCGCTGTGAGGATCACGGTTGTGGCTGCGGCTGGGAGTACTTCTACCAGACCGGCGAAGCGATGGGTGCCCCGCGCAGGAAGTCGCTGCTAGGGCTTCTGGCCTATGCGGAGACGCAGACGAATAACGTCTACGAGCCGTTGCAGACGATGATCCACTCGGGTCCGTTGGGCGAGTTCGTGCATGTTCGCGAGGGCTTCATTCGCCTTCCGAACCGTGGGCTGATTGTCCCGCTGTCGTCGGCTGCGAAGTCGAAGCTTGGTCAGCCTCTCACGGGTGGCCTTGGTGACGAGTCGGGGCTGTATACGTCTGCGAACAAGGTGCTTGACACCTGGCAGACGATGCGGCGCGGGATCGCTGCCATGCAGGGCCGAACGATCGAGCTCACGAACCCGTGGGACCCGATGGAGAATTCGGCTGCTCAGCAGGCGTTCGAGTCGCACACGAAGGACGTGTTCCGGTACTACCGGAAGCCGCCGGCCAACATGTCCTACGCGAATAAGCGTGAGCGGCACGCGATCCACCTCTATGTCTACGCGGATTCCCCGTGGGTCGACCCGACGTCGATTGACGCTGAGGCTGCCGAGCTCGTTGAGACTGACCCGACGCAGGCCGAGCGGTTCTTCGGAAACCGTTTGGTGCAGGGTCTCGGTTCGTACATGCTCGAGAAGGTCTGGGACGAGTCGGAGGCTAAGGAGCCGTCGACCGATACGCGGATCTCGCTTGGGTTCGACGGGTCAAGGTCCGGCGACTGGAGCGCGTTGCGCGCCGAGACGATCGACGGATACCGGTTCACTCCAACCTACGGGCCGGATGACCGGCCGACGTTCTGGAATCCGGCGGCATGGCCTGACGGGCGCATTCCGCGCGCCGAGGTCAGGGCGGCGGTCGCTGACATCTTTGCCAAGTACTCGGTGGCACGGTTCTATATCGACCCCCGCCACTGGGAGACGCAGGCTGACGATTGGGCACTCGAGTACGGCGAGGACGTTGTGGTGCAGTGGCCGACCAACAAGACCGACCGCATGTATCTCGCGCTCGTTCGGTTCCTTGAGGACTCCACCGAGAAAACCACAACCCACGACAGCGACCCCACGGCGAAGATCCACGCGCTCAACGCCCGCAAGGTTGCGATGCGCGGTGACAAGTACATCCTCGGCAAGCCATCCGAGATTCAGAAGTTCGACATTCTCATGGCCGACGTGCTCGCGCACGAGGCTGCCGCAGATATGCGCGGCGAGGGTTGGGCTGCGACTGCCGGGCCGACCTATTTTCGCTTGCCACGCTAACCAGAAGGAGGGCTCGTGACGCTCGCTCCCTCCGAGATTGACCTGATCGCGAACCACCGTATTCGCCTTAACCAGAACGCATTCAATGACGAGTTGCTGCTGCGCTACTACCGTGGCAAGCAGCGCGTGGAGCAGCTCGGCATGGCGATCCCGCCGTCGATGCGCAAGTTCCTGGTCATCGCGAACTGGTGCCGGACGCTGGTCGACACGACCAACTCGCGGCAGCAGGTCCGCTCGCTGATTCTTCCCGGTCAGGAGACTGACGACGCTCGGCTTCGGGCGATCTGGGATGCATCGAACCTCTCGGCGCATGTGTCGATGTTCAACGCTGACCGGATGATCTACGGCCGCTCATTCATGAGTGTGGGAACGAACGAGGACGACAAGACGCTGCCGTGGGTGCGCGTCGAGTCGCCGCGCGAGATGACCGCGATCATGGACGTGCGTCGCGAGGTTGTCACGTCAGCCTGCCGGTTCTACGGGTGGGACGAACTGCTCACGCCTAGCACGCTCGATGCACAGGGCGTCAACGCGTCGAAGGCAACCCTGTACCTGCCGAATGAGACAATCTGGGCCGAGATCGACGAACTTGGGCAGTGGGTCGAGGTTGACCGTGACGTCCATAACCTCGGCGTCGTCCCCGTTGTGATGCACCTCAATCGGCGCATGTCCGGTGCATGGGTCGGCGAGTCGCAGATGACTGACATCATTCCGCTAGTCGATGCTACGGCTCGCTCGCTGACGAACCTCCAGTTCGCACAGGAGGCGCACGGTATCCCGCGCATGTTCATGACAGGTGTGTCCAAGGGCGACTTCATCGGCGAGGACGGCAAGCCGATTCCGCAGTTCGAGGCATACTTCGACGCCATTCACATGCTGGCGAACCCGAACGGGAAGGTCGGTCAACTCTCGGCTGCGGACCTCAAGAACTTCGAGACAGCGATCTCAATCTACGGCAAGCAGGCATCGACAGTCACGGGCTTCCCTGCTCGTTACTTCGGCCTACTGACGTCGAACCCGCCGGCTGAGGGCGCGATTCATGCGGATGAGGCGACTCTCACGCGGTCGGTCGAGGAGCAGAACGAGCAGGTCGGCACCACGATCGGGTGGGTTGGAGCGCTCGCGCTGCGGTTCGCTACCGGCGAGTGGGTCAATGGCAACCGGGTGCGGGTCGACTGGTTCGACCCCGGCACCCCGACTGTCTCTCAGCGTGAGGATGCTCTCGCAAAGCGCCGTGCTGCCGGCGTCCTCTCCCGAGAGGGCTACTGGGATGAGCTCGGCTGGTCTGAGCCTCGCAAGGCCAAGGAGCGCGCGTACCTCGCGGCCGAACGGGCACAGGAGATCGACCCATATCAGGCCGCACTCATCGAGAAGGACGCGGCAGCGAAGGCGGCTAAGGATGCTACTGCAATCCCTGCCGTCGTCGGCTGAGGCTTACGCGGCTGACCAGCGGCACGAGATCGCGCTGGCTGTTGGTGCGGTCAAGAGTCAGTGGCGCCGGATGGGTCTTGAGTTCGACTTGTCCTATGCGGGCATCGAGGGCTCGCTGCTCTGGATCACTGACACCGCTCAGTTGAGGGTGGCCGCGGGCGCCCAGTCCTACATCCCGGCCGTCTTGGCTGAGACTGGGCAGTCCCGCGCACTCACGGCTCGCCGAGAGATTCTCCCTGAATCGTTTATCGGCACGGCCGGTGACGGGATGCCTACGGAGAGCCTGCTGTACGGGGCTGTGACGCACGCGAAGGCTCGGGTCGCTACGGGCGCATCAGTTACCGACGCGCTGCTCTCTGGCGGCTCCTGGCTATCAGGCGCGGTGGGCACGCTTCTCTCGGACACCGGCCGCGCGTCTGAGAATCTGGCGTCCTCGGTTCGTCCGATCACGGGTTGGGTTCGGATGCTCGAACCGCCGTCGTGCGGTCGATGCGTTGTGCTTGCGGGAAAGCGGTTCAAGACGAACCAAGGTTTCCTGCGGCATCCGCGCTGCGACTGCCGACACATTCCGGCGAGCGAGTCCATCGCGGGCGACCTGACGATTGACCCGCGCGCACACTTCGACTCACTCGATGAGGCTGGGCAGATCCGGCTCATGGGATCGAAAGACAATGCCGCTGCGGTGCGTGGCCACGACGCGGACATGACTCAGATCATCAACGCCTATCGAACTAAAGGCAGCGTCACTACGGCGCAGGTCTACGGCAAGACGATCGAGTACACGACCGAGGGCACGACACGCCGCGGGCTCGCGTACAAGTCGATGAGTCAGGCCGACTACATCCGCGCGGGCGGGGTCGTCAAGAACGGCCGATACAGCGCGCTCAAGGCGCCCCGACTAATGCCTGAGTCCATTGCCAAGATTGCCACGGACAAGGTGGATCAGGAACGCCTACTGATCCTCTACGGCTGGATTCTCTAGCCACCCACTAACCACCTGCCCGCGCGATGCGGAACGGGTTACCACCCCGAGCGATTTGGGAGCAACATGCCGGAGCCAGTCGTCACCGAGCCAGTCGTCGAGCCGCAGCAGGGCGAACCTGCCGACAAGCCCCTCGGCCCGAATGGGGAGAAGGCGCTCGAGTCTGAGCGTGCAGCTCGCAAGGTCGCAGACAAGGCCGTGACTGACCTCACGGCGCGTCTTGAGGCCATCGCGACTGCGAACCTCTCTGATCTTGAGAAGGCGCAGCGTGAGGCGACCGACGCCCGCGCGACCCTCGCCGAGATCACTCAGCAGAACACCCGCAACAGTGTCGCGCTTGCGAAGGGCGTCCCCGCTGACCTCGTGGAGTTCCTGACTGGCGACAACGAGGAGGAGATCGGCAAGAAAGCCGACCTGCTCATGACCCGGCTCAACGCACCGAAGAACCCGAAGCCCGACCCGTCACAGGGCGCGAGCGGCGGGGCTTCCGGTGCGAGCACGCCCGCAACCCAGTTCGCCGAGTTCATCCGTAACGCCAGCGCCCGCTAGGTCGCGGCAACCCATTTCCTGAGGAGTACTTCTCATGCCCATCAATGCAACCGCGCTTGCCAACGTCAACGCCAGCCTTCTGCCGGCGACGATCACCGGCCCCATCTTCGCGAAGGCGTCCGAGCAGTCGGCCGTCATGTCGCTCGCCCGGCGTGTCCCGCTGTCCGTATCGGCTCAGACCGCGATTCCCGTCCCGATGGACGTCCCGGTCGCTGACTGGGTTGGTGAGGGCGGTGTCAAGCCTGCCGCTCAGGTCGGCGTCGGCGTCAAGATCATGACCGGCAAGAAGATCGCGCTGCTCGTGCCCGTGTCGGACGAGGTGATCTCGACCAACCCGGCCGGGCTGTATGACCAGCTCAAGCAGGATCTCCCGACCGCGATCAGCCGTGCGTTCGACCAGGCGGCTATCGCGGGCAAGTCGATCCGTACGGGTGGTGCTGGCCCGTTCGCTGACTACCTGGCACTGTCGAACAACACGGTTGCACTCGGCACCACCACGGCTCCGAACGGCGGCATCTACGTCGACCTCGTGACCGGCGCCGGCAAGGTCGTGGACCGCAACTTCGACTTCACCGGATTCGCGGCTGACCCGCGACTGCTCATCGACTCGATGCTCGCGGTCGACACTCAGGGGCGCCCGCTCCTGGTCGACAACCACTCGACGTCGACCGCTGGTGTCGTGGACTCCAAGTCGCTCATCGGCTTCCCGGCGTTCTTCAATAAGGGGATCTCGGGCAAGTATTGGCGCGCGGGCGACTCGGTGCAGACCGTCACCATCGGCGGCGTCCCGACCGGTGGAACGTTCACGCTGTCGGCCGGCGGCAACTCCTACGTGGCCGCGTTCGCGGTCACCACGGCGGCGCTCCAGACCGCGATTCAGGCGTGGGGCGGCATCTTCGCCCTCGTGACCGTGACTGGCACGGCGGGCAGTTCCTACGTGATCACCTTCCCGGCGATCACCACGGGGGTCATGGCTGCGTCGACCGCGTTCGCGATCAACGGCAAGGCCCTCACGGGTGGCACCCCGACCGTCGCGATCGTCGCGTCGGGTGCGGGCGGCACGGACTCCCTGATCCGCGCTGTTGGTGGCGACTGGTCGCAGGCGGCCTACGGCGTCGGCATGGACATCAGCGTGAAGGTGTCCACCGAGGCGAACTACTTCGACGGCACGACGTGGCACTCCGCTTTCCAGGAGAACCTCACGCTGCTGCTCGTTGAGGCGTACTACGGGTTCGTGCTCGGTGACCCGAATGCCTTCACCATCTACACCAAGGGCACCGCGGCGTTCTGATCGGAGCTCGCGCCGGTCGCTGAGTAGCGGCCGGCGCGTACCCGTCAGGCGTCATTCGATCAGAGAGAGGGCTGCCCGATGTCTTACGCGACCATCACTAACGTCACGGAGCGGCTCGGGCGCCCAATCTCTGATCCTCTCGAGGTTGCCCAGGTGAATGCCTGGTTGACTGACATCGAGGATCGGATCGTGGCGCGATTCCTGCGTTCCGGTCTTGTTCTCGCCGATCAGATCGCCCTCGGCGACCCGACTCTTGCGACCGTTGTGCGGGTCGAGTCGGACGTGGTGATCCGGCGCATCTACCAGCCGCAGCCGGGGCGCACGTCGGTCACGCGCTCTGTCGATGATGCTTCGGTTACTGACCGCTGGGAAGGTCAGACTGCTGACGCGGGGCTGACGGTCTCGGAGTGGTCGGACCTACTGCCGCGAGTGTCGTCTGGGGCGTTCTCTACACGCCCCGGATTCGAGCCGAACGTCGCGTTGCCGCAGGTGTGGTAATGGGGTTCGCGTCCGATATCACGGCCGCCCTGATCGAGGGGCGAAAGCTTGCCGAGTCCCTCATGCTCGACACCTGCACCGTCCACACCGAGGCCAAGTCGATCGACCAGAACACGGGCGCCGAGGTCATCGTCAAGACACCCGTCTACACGGGCCGCGTCAAGATCCAGACCGGAGCCACCCAGGAGTCAACCCCTGAGGCGGGCGGCGCAACCCTGACGGTCCAGCGCTCCGAGGCTCACTTCCCGGTCGGCGCGTTCGTCCCGGCTGTCGGTCAGGTCATCACGATCACGGCGGCGGCACTCGATCCGCTGATGGTCGGCCTCGTGTTCCGCGTCGTCGCGCTG